ACTTTTTAAATATTGTCTTTAACCTTGATATTTTTAAAATAATTCCTCTTGCGGGAAAGTATAAAGAGCTGTTAATAAGGAAAAAGCTTTTAGGTAGGTATATAGATGACTGATAATAGAATCACCAAATTATACAATTATCTTAAAGACAGATTATCAGATCAAGAGAAAGAAATGTTTAGGGAAATCATGAATGATGATCCAGAAGATAAAAAAGAGGTAGAGCTAAAGCCTTTCGATCCGATCTCTTCTGGAGGAAGCAGTCCTGATTATCCTAGATTTTATGCTAATAATTTACAAGATAGTACACCCGTTTTCGAAGATGGGAACCCATTTGACGCCTATAAGGATGACAACCATGTCAATCAGTATAGGGGATTAAACAATTTTACAAACAGCTTTACTACAAACTAAAGTTAGAATTTGGAGCAAACATGCGAAATAAAAGAGCTTTTGATATGGCTTTACCAGAACTTGAAGCAGAATCCTTATCTTCTTTTTTTGAAGACTATAAGGATAAGTCCTTAAAAGATTTAAAAGATATGATGAACGATGATATCGACGAAATGCAAGAAGACATAGAGGAGGGTGTAGGTCAGAAAACTCCCAAGTTCGACGCTGCTCAAAAGGATCTCAACAAAGAGTTTGAAGAGATAATGGAAATGGCGGGTGATGACACAAAACTTAAAGACATCATGATTCCTGGCTCAGAAATATCCATCTCGGAATTCGGATCTGATGATATGAAGGATGACGAGGAAAGAGAAAGAACTTATGAGGATGACAGATATCTCCCAGACTTTCCAAGATACGTAAATTTTCAATACCCTGGAAAAATACCAACTCATGACGGAAGCAGCCTTCTTGGATGTGAAAGAGCGATTGCCTGGCTTCAGAGACTTGCAAATGAAATATCTACATCTATAAGAAATGATATTGAGGGTCATTTAAATGAAAGTATTGATGATTTAAGCTCAATACAGGAGAAAGTTCTTACCGATATATTCTATCTAAAAGATCATATGAAAAAATTAAAGCAAATGTTGCCAGAAAAGACTAAATCTTCAAATCTTCTAAGAGGCTCCTTTGACATTTTAAAGACTGCGAGCACTCCAAGCAATATGGTAATTTCCATTACTCCCTTCATAAGAGCTATATCTGGAATACTAATAAACTCAACAGTTTCTGCAGGGAAGCCCTTTGAAGATGTCTATGAGTATCTACTAAACAAGTATGATATTAACGAAAGAGAGCAGCTTGAAATACTTCAAACATTGATGGATATGGGTCAGCCTATATTTAAAGATAGAGGTACAATGCCCTCCCTTGAGTCTGCAGATAAGAAAGAGTTAAAATCTTCTGAAGAAGAACTTCAGGGTGTTGACTTTATAACCAACTACTTCGCTTAGTTTACAGGTGCAAAATGAACATAGATCTCGCAAAAAAAATAATAAAAATTGCAAATGAGCTTGATGCTGCTGGAAGCTCTAAGTTCGCCGACAAAATAGACTCAATTATAAAAGAGTCTATGGAAGAGGGCGGACTTACCGAAGAGGGCTTGAAAGCCGTTGATAATGTATTTCAAGACGATGGTGACCAAGTTTTTATATTTCTACAAGAAGCAAAAAGAATCAGGTCAGAGTTTTTAAAATATGCAATCGAAGAGGGCATGGCTAGTGAGAGCTTCTCAGAAGATGAGGTTATGATGTCAATTGCAAGGAAGGGAGATTACGGATATGAAGATGCCGTAGCTAAAGGCAACTATGTTGTAATATATTGCGCAATATAAAAATTAGGAGATTGTGATATGAAAGTAACAAGAATAGGCGAAAAAGAATCTTACAATATAACATCAGATTGGATTAGAGATTTTGCAAGCACTATAACGAAAGAAAGTAACTACTTGGATAGAGTTAAAGAAAGAAAAGATCTTAGGGTAGAAGAAAAGTTTGCAAATATTGAAGATAAGATGCATGATATAAAAAACAGGATAGGTTTCTTGACAGGTGCGAACAATGCAATTAACAAGTCGGCATCTGATTGTGATTGCGGATCTTGTGAAGCTTGCTCTATGAAAGAAAAGTGCACTTGTGGGTCCTGCGAATCTTGCAACTCTACAAAGATTTTAGAATTTATAGTATATGTTCTTAATTACATGAAGAGTGCTCTGTCTGAGAACCCATCTATGGTTTATGAGAAACTTCTTTCTAAGTGTAGAAATGAAATACCGCAATTTTACTCTTTTGAGGGGAATATGTGCCCAGACAAGTTGAAGAAACATGTGGGAGATATGAGAAAGCCTTCTGAATTCAGACAGGTTGAGTTTATACCTTCAGAGGGAATATATGATTTTGAAGAAGATGATAACGACAAGGGCTAATTTTTTTTCTTCGAAGAGTAGTATGTCTGTATGAGTAAAGAATTTAAAGATGAAGTAGATTTATTTGATGAGGTATCGAAAAGATTTCAGGATTTAGATCCTGCGATGTTTATAGAAAACAATCTCACTATAGATGGAGAGCCGTTTAAAATTCTTGGTAATGGATGGCGCTTTATGGTCGATATATATAGATATATCGCCTTGCAGGCTCCGAAGGCTAACGGAAAGCCTATAGTTATAAAAAAAGGAAGACAGGTCGGAGCTTCTGTTATGGCGGGAGGTCTGGACCTTTACTTTACAAACTCTGGCCTATTCTCAAAGCCGCCAGCCAGAGTCGTCCATCTGTTTCCAGCATTAGCCCAAGTAAAGAAGTTCTCTCAAGATAAATTAGAAGGGATGATAAGAACCGCTAAAGATGACTTCATAAACGATAACAAGCTTAAATCTCAAAACGCTGTAGATAATCTTACCATGAAGCAGTTTGAAACTGGAACGCTTTGGATAGAATCTGTAGGTTCTGATGCCGACAGAATAAGAGGTATGACTGTAGACTTCGGCTTCTTTGATGAAGTTCAAGATATGAATCCGACAGCAATAGGTAATGCTACAAAAATACTTACAGCCGCAAAGTACGGGCCTGTAGGTAAGGGCGTGCAGGTTTTTTTTGGAACTCCAAAAGAGAGGGGGTCTCATTTTAATACCATATGGGAAATGTCAGATAAAAGATATTATCATCTGGGATGTGAAAAGTGTGACCAAACGTACCCCTTCTACCTTACCGAAGATGATAGGTGGAGAAAGATATGGGTTGAGAAGTTTACAATAGAGTGTCCTCTTTGTCAGCACAGGCAGCATAAAACCGTTGCAATAGAAAAAGGGAAGTGGGTTGTGACTGGATCAAAGAATGCCAAGTATGTTGGATTTCAGGTGAATCAACTATATATACCTTACTTTTCAAAAGAAAATATTCTTGATCTAATGCCTGAAAATAACCCTGCGCAAACAGAAAGAGTTTGGAATAATGAGGTAATCGGAGAGTTTTACTCTGGATCAGGGATGCCTCTGACAAAGGCGGACATACACGATAAGTGTAAGGATGAAGATAGATCTTTCTCTCAAACTATAGATACTAGAATAAAAACATCCTATATGGGCGTAGACTGGGGCGGAAAGGATGATACTAAGGGTTCTGTCGGAGGACAGTCTTATTCTTGCGTTGTTGTAATATCCGTAACTCACGATGGTATAATTTTAGTTGAGCATGCTCATAAGTTGAGACAGAATAATTTTGAATATAAGAAAGAAACAATAAAAGAAGTGTATAGAAGATTTGGAATAAAAAGAGGAGTTTCTGACTGGTTCTTTGGTCAGGATGTTGTTCATGACATACAGCTTATGTATGGGGAAAGATTTCTTGGAGCTCAGGGTAGTGCGTCGCTAGTGAAGCCTATGAAGTATAGAGAAGAAGAACTTATCGTGTCTTATAATAAAGACTTGATGATTGAGGAGATTTTTGACTTATTTAAGAAGGGTAAGATAAGAATGCCGTGGAAATCTTATGAGAAGATAGAGTGGCTTATAGATCACTGCACCTCTATGGAATTAAAACAAAGAGTTGTCGGTGGACAGCCAATAAAAACATATGTTAAGGGGTCATTACCTAATGATGGACTTATGGCACTTATGTATGCTTATATGGCATATAAATTTGACCTTACAAAGGGATTTACCGTAAGACCTGGTCATGTTGACAAGCCAAACTTTCCTGTTCCCGTTATAGCGAAAGTTAGACTTTAACTTTTTCTATATAGTATTATATAGTATTATATTAATTAAATGATTTAAGTTGTCGGGGAAGATTATGAGAAGAACAAGTAGACCAAACAATCCTGGAAAAAAGTTTGATGCTCTATCTGATGTTAGAAGGGCTGAGATTAGTGACGCAATAACCAAAAAGGCTGTTGCTGATGAGGATAGTATTGCGTCAAAAACTCCATCCATCGCACACTCCCCAAAGTACAGGCAGGATTCTTTAAATAAAATCGGATCTATAGTATCTCCAATGGGCCAGCCTAGTAGCTCTTCTCAGACTGATAGAATGGGTCCAGAAGTTTACTCTCCACTGTTTCAGCTGGCTAACTTAAATCTTCCTAGAGATAGAGTAACAATGAATGCGTGGAATCGCATTTACTACGATACCCATCCTATTGTTAGAAACGCTATAAATCTTCACGCCTCTTTTCCTATATCAAAAATAAATATCTCATGCTCTTCTAAGAAAGTTCAGCAGTTTTTTGAGGATATGGCAGAAAGAATAGATCTATATTCTGTAATATATGGTGCTGGACTTGAGTTTTGGAAATTAGGTGAAACTTTCCCATATTCTGAGCTAGATGAGTCTAACGGTACTTGGTCTAGGATATCCATTTTAAATCCAGATTATGTTCATGTCAAAAAGTCAATAATTGGCAATCAAACAATTGCATCTTTAAGACCTGATGCGTCATTGCAAAGATTGATAAATTCAACTGCCCCTTCTGATGTTGCTCTGAGAAGATATATACCAGAGCACATAATTGATAATGTAAGAAGAGGAAAAAATATCCCCCTAGATCCTTTTAATGTTTCTCATTTAAAACTTTTAAGCTCTCCTTACGATATAAGAGGAACATCAATTATAGTTTCTTGTTATAAAGATATCATGCTCTATGATAAGTTAAGAGAAAGTAAGTTTGCTCAGGCAGACGGAATGATAAATCCACTAACCTTGGTAAAACTTGGTGGTAATGATTACAGACCATCTCAATCTGACATAGAAGCTTTTAGGCATATCTTGGAAGAAGCTCAATACGACAAAGATTTCAAGCTAGTAACTCATGCAGATGTTACTATCGAAAGAAATGGTGCTGGTTCGGGAGTTATGGATATAGGCTCTGACATAACTCATATAACGGATAATCTTTACGCAGGACTTATGGTTCCAAAATCTCTAATGGACCAGGAGGGCGCTTGCGTTCCTGTTAAGAATACCGAAATACTCGTTGAGGGTAAGGGCTTTATATCTTTTGATATGTTTCAAGATGGAGATAAGATTGCAACTATTAATCCTAATAATCATGAGTTAGAGTATCAGTCACCTACAAATAAGACAGACATCTTGTTTTCAGGACTTATGTATTCTATTACAAATGATATGAATGACTTTGAATGCACAGACTTTCATGACATTCTTTTGAGTAGAGATGGAGGATGCACATTCGAGAAAGAAAAAGCTATTAGTGTATTCTCTGATAATGATTTACTTTCTGGTGACACCTTTAGTTCAAAGTACAGAGGCAATGTTAGATTTTTAAATTTCGCAAGCGAGTTTAATGGTGAGAAGAAAGATTTCGTCTTAATTCCAGATAAAGAGCAATACTCTAAGGTTGAGTTTATCAGAAAAGTTGGAATTACTAACTTTTGTAAGTTTTTAGGATATTACTTATCAGAAGGTCACCTTGTCCGAAGAAGAGACCCAAAGAGAAATCATAATAACCCCTGCGCTATCACAATTACTCAGCAAGAGAGCAGTAAAGGGTTTGAGGCGATGTCTGATCTTTTCTCTAAGTTTGAATATAAATCAACGATTAATTGTGAGAATAGCAATAAAAGATGTTGGAGAGTATCAAACACTAAGTTGTCGGAATATATTCTAAGTAACTTCGGAGAGAGAAGCGAAGGTAAGTATATTGCAGAGTGGGTTAAAAAGCTTGATAGAGCTAATTTAAGGACTCTTATTGAGGCAATGTGCCTTGGTGATGGTTCGGTCAACAAGAATAGCTCTTCTGGCTCTTTTAAGTACTTTACTGTGTCTGGTAGAATGGCAGATGACTTTCAGGAGATATGCTTTAAAGCTGGATACTCATCTAAATTAAAAAGAGTAAAGCGAGACGAAACGCGAAAAGATATTTACCATATATCTGTGTTTAAGAATGAAGAGTCAAAGAGGGGTCGTAATCGTAAGTTTAAAACTCTAGTTAGACCTAGTGATGTAAGTGTTAATTACGTAGAAAAAGAAAGAGTTTTCTGCTTTGATGTTCCGAATCATATATTTGTAACTAGAAAAGATGGAAAGATAGGTGTTCATGGTAACTCATACGCGTCTTCTTCCGTTGGATTGGAAGTTTTAAGGCAGCGCTATGATATTTTTAGAAATATGATGAAAAAATGGCTAGAGAGAAAGATTTTTGCACCTATATGCGAAATACAAGACTTTTTTGAATATAAGAATGGAGAGAAAAGACTTCTGGTTCCTCAAATTGACTTTAATCATATGAATCTTTATGATGTCGGGGAATATGTAAACTCTATAACTCCATTCGTAAGTAACAAGCAGGTTTCCTTACAGACCGTTTATAGGTCTTTAGGCTTGTCGTATGAAGAAGAAAAGAGAAGATTAAGAGAGGAGGCTGTTAGTGAGGCTATCTTCGCAAAAGAGCAACAGATATTATCGGAAATGAGACTATCTGAACTAGAAAAACTAGACCCTAATAAGTCTATACCTGAGCCCGCACGAACAACATCTTCAGAGGATGATGATCAAGGCGGAGGAATACCAGGAGTAGATATGGGTGGCGGTCAAGGCGGACCAGACGGAAGCTCACCAGGAGGTCTTCTAGGATGAAGTACGAAAAAATAATAAAAAAATCTCAAACTGCTACACCAACTACAAATATGATTAGGCTGACCAATGCTTTTTGCGGTAGCGTGATTTTAAATAGAGCTTCGGCAGCTAACTATTCTAAGGGAAACTATAAAGTACTTGAAGAGAACTTTCCAGCAGGCGTAAGTGCTGACTTGCAAAGCTATAATGTTGGAGAATCATCAGCTTCTAACGATAGGATCTTTAAAGATGTCAATATAGGTAAGATCTCAAGAGGTATGACTTTAGGAGATCTTTACTCTTTAATATCAGGAAAAGAAGGCACGCTTCTGGGTTTTGATATCGGATATATACAAGAAGAGTCGTCCAGTATCTTAAGAGTATATGATCAGTATGTTGGGGTAAACTCCTCTTCATCTGAAGTTAAGAAGATACCTGGACTTAGCTTTCATTTAAAAGTAGATACAAGGTCTAGTCTTTTATCAGAAGCCTTTTGCAAGTATAGACAGAAAAAAAAGAATATGCTGTCGTCTAACATGAATGCAGATCTTACGGAACAGGATGAGGTCTTTCTTATTTCTAAAAAATTAAGTTTTGAGATTAACAAATATGTTTATGCTGTTTCAGAGCTTTTAAGAAATCTTGTAGATCTGAATGCAAACTCTTCAGAGAAAGATATATGTAATAATTATGTGATATTTCAGGCATTGTCAAAGGTTAGATCGATAAAAAGCATGCTAACATCATGTTTTACTTCGGCCAGAAGAGAGAAACCATCTTCTGAGCCTAAAATAAAAATAGACAGTGAGGAAAGTAAAGTTTCTATAGCCGTCAAGAAAGGTCCCTTGGGCGCCAATAAGGGGTCTATAGAGAAGGGCTCTTCTTTTCAAAAAATTATAAGTCCTTTTTCTAAAATAGTAATAAAGTTTCCTGGAAACACAGAGGATGTGATTAGATCAAATCTCTCTCGGGATACTCAAGCCCGTTCTCAAGTTTTTGTCCATCCAGACGCTAAAGTTGTCATATCGGAAGGTAAAATAACTATAACGAGAGCTAGCGTTACCTTCTCAGATGGCGACACCATTTTTCATATTAAAAAGCCAGATCTTAGTGCGCACATTGGAGAAGATCTTTATACAATCTCCCCAAAGAAATATTCTTCTTCGCCCTCAGCCGATATTTCTGGGCCAGCACACTTTAAGATCTCAATTCCCTCAAAGGCTGAAGATGGGTTTTTAGAGAAGAATTCTTCTTCTACAACGCAGTCCACTTACTACCTAGTCAGCGTGGGCGGTAAAAAAATAAAAACAACGCTTTCTGAGTATATAGGGAATAATGGATATTATTCTGTTAATGGAAAGAAAGTAAAAATAAGCTTAAAAGATGCTAAGCCTATAGGGATAAGTGATGCCCAAAAAAGAAGTTAAAAAGAGAAGATTTGCAGATATAAAAGAGATCCTAAATCTTCTTGAAGGAGGAGAGGCTGGTTTTTTAGAAGGAGATAACGGCTCTGCAGGCTTTTCTGCAAACAAAAACTATTTTGTTTATGAAGATTTAGAGTCTCTAGCCTCTAGAATGAACCCAAAAGGTCGAAACTTTATGTCGGATATAGTAAAGCTCGCCATACTATATGATAATTCAGATCCATTTTATAGGGCCCAGGGCTTAATCTTGGACAGCTTCAGAGAAGATGGGTTCCTTGAAAGTCTAGATGAGATGATAGATGCGTTTAATGTTTTAATTAAAAAACATGATGCGAGAACATCTATAGAGAAGGCTATGGATTCATTTTATGTATCATACAAGACTGCAAACTTTTCAGCGTCAGGAGATCCTCGATTTGTCGCAGAGAGGATCTTTGAGGTTATAAAGATTATATTGTCAAAGATGAAGCTTGAGTCCAGACCAAAGTCTGTACAGTCAATAAAAGAAAAGATTAAAGAATTTAACCCAATAGAACTTTCTAATAAGAAATCTCCAGGCGGAGCATCTGTTGGAGTTAGCCTTTCTTTAATTAAGAATATTCTCATCGCAAAAGATACCTATTTCATAAAAAGGGTAATAGATGAGTTAACTTTGATAATGAGGTAAGTATTTTATGATAAGAATAAATGAGAACACAGACTATGTGGAGAATCAAGATCCAAGCGATCACTCTTCCTTCTCCGTAATAGATCCTAATAGTAACCATCTTGTAGATTCTGACAACGAACCTGTTCCAGATGATGAGATTATGGAGATTAACAATATTCTTTTTGCTTGTGATAACATTCCAGCAAGCATAATGAAGGATAATGTGACTGTCATCTCAAACAGAGTTATCGCAGGTGTTAGAACTCTTAGTGATGATGTTAGATATTCGAGCAAAATTGACAGATTTGACAAGATAATAATAAATAAGGCTTTGAGGTCATCAGAAGATTACAAGATTTTAATTAAAAATTTTGAAAGAAAGGCATCAAATGATTCTGAGCTAATAATAATGTCGTCAAAACACGATCTTTCGGTTAGAAAGTTTGCCCTAGACTTGGGTTTATATTTTAAGCAGAACGAGGACTATTCTTCAGTTTCCAGAACAGAAGATAAATTTAAGTATTATAGCATAGGTGAGAATCTTTTTAAGACTCTTATGTGCAATACCCCCGAAGAAAAGAATAGAGGCCTTCAGGCTGTAGATTTCTTGGAAGATGATGAGGCTATGTGCTTTCTGTATGATACGGAGATGCCACTTACATTTCAAATGAAGGATGTTTCTTTTCCTATAGATATTTTATTTATAACAAATGGAGTAGTAAGCAAAATATGTGAAAATGTAAAGCCTGGAGATCAAAAGTTTTACGGCGGAATGGCTGACCTGGTCATAGAGGTTAATGGCGGTACCTGTAAAGATAAAGATATTTCAGAAGGCGATGAGTGTTTTGCAGTAGAGAAAGAGGATAGAGATATCTCTAAGTTTTCTAAAATTGACGCATATTACCTATCTGATCTTATAGACGTAGATAAAACGACAATAGTATCGTCCAGCGTCAAATCTATAATAAAAGGCTCTAGCTGTTTTTCGGAGAGAATAAATCATCTTTCTGGAAGTAGAAATTTTTTCTCAAAAAAGGCTAGTTACTTTGAACCCATAAGCGATAATTTTGTTTTGATAAATGATTCCGACCTTAACTCTATTAACACTAAAATAGCCTTCAATAAGGCTTATCCTGGCTGTTCATATAAAATAGTAAATTCGAAGTCAAGACGTATTAGCGAGGTTTCAAATATAATTTGTAGCGCACTGGCGTGTCATGAGATCAACATATTTGATTTTTCCATAGAGAAGGAAGCCGCTTTTCCCGTTTCAAACTCAGCAAAAGAAAAGGCTCTTACTGTAGACAAAGAAGTCGTTAAAAATATTAAAAGAATAAGAGATATGGTTGCTAGTCTTGAGTACAATAGGAACATATATGAAAAGCACAAGTCAAATTATACTGCTGTGTTATCGTCAGAAGGTGTGTATAGACAGTCGATGAGAAGACAGCTTAAAAAATTTAAAGCGGTACTGTACTCCGTAAACTCTACAATCAAACTCTTAGAAGGTATCAAAGACACTACTCATGTTGAAGACATAATGGGATCTATGCTTGCAACAACAAGAAATCTTAGCAAATTCTTTAAGGAAATCTTGTCATTGCAAGGAAAAATGGATTCTAAGAACTTTTATAACGACTTAAGTCAAAAAACAGACGATTTTTGTAAGATTTCTGAAGATTTGGAGACAGTTCTTCGAAGATGCAGGAGCTTTATCTGGGAGCATATACTGGGAAAGCCCCTTCTTACTGATTAGAAAAGTTACACATATATGCGTCTGGCTAATTTTAGATGATTAGTTGATTTTAATAGGAAAAAAATTATGATTATTAAAAAGTCAAATAACTCCCTTGGCTCAAAAGTTCTAAGTAAAGATAAGGTACGAGAAGTTCTGGCTGACGAAAATATCGTCAGAAGAATGTCTAAGGTTGCGAAATCTATAAAGAGCATTTCTCCGAGATCTGACGACTTTCTTTACTTCAGCATTATATTTATGAAGGCTGCGGAGGCAAGCATTCTTAGTGAAGGCGGGTCTATAAAGAAGCTCGCAAACGGAGAAGATGCATGGGGCTATTTTGATAATGATTGGAATTGGCATGGAAATGTCAAGCCTCACAGAAATAATAACTCAGATATTTTTCCAGAATCAGAACTTAAGATTGCTGCCAAGGAGTGGATCGGACTTCCTTTATGCAGGGATCACGAGTCATCTTCTGTTGATGGAATCAGAGGTATCATCTTAGATACACACTATGATGAGAAATTCAAGCAAATTGTTGGCTTGTGTGCACTAGACAAAGCTAACTATCCTGATTTGGCAAGCAAAGTTGAGAAGGGTTTGGTTAGGTACGGAAGTATGGGTACTGCCGTAGAGACGAGTATTTGTACTGAGTGTGGAAATAAGGCGAAGATTGCAAGTGAATATTGCAATCATGTTAAGGATAGGACGGGACACGGAGAAGTAAATGTTGGTTTGAAGCCGATAGAGTACAGTCTTGTTGTTCAGCCCGCAGAGCCTGGCGCAATACTTTTAAAATGTATTGCTTCGCTCAATGGGTACAAATCACAGTTTACAAGTGCTGGAGTATCAAACGTAGATACTAAAATTGCATCTTTGAATGTTTCTCAAGCGAAACATTTAGAGTTGATAATGAAAACAGCATGTAAAGACGACTCCTGTTCTTTGGACAAGAGGAATGAGATAATAAATGAGTTTTTTGATAAGAATGTAAAAGTTGCGTTTAAGGCTGACGAGTCTTTTGATCAGGTTAGTGTAGATGAGTTGAGAAACATAGTAGAGTCGGCAAAAGTATTGGACGAAATGGGCAAACACTCTCTTGCTGAAGAAGTTTTAAGTAGATTAAACCTTGGTTCTGAAGGTGAAGTAAAAGTAGACTCCGAAAGTAACTATTTGAGCGATCCATCTAACTTCCAAGAGACTATTTCTAATTCTAATAGTGATACTGAAGATTACTTTAGAGAAGATTTTCCGCAGCCAGGTAGCGATACCGTTAGCTTGGCTTCTTTAAACAAAAATAATATTAAATTAAGAACTAAAAATGCGTTGGAGGAATTAATGCGTAATAGCAAATTAGAGAAGAGAGCTCAGGCAAGAAGAAAACTAGCATACATGCAAGGTGGATCTGAAGGTAGAGAGCCTAATACTTTTAAAGAAGAAAAGTACACATTTGATAATGATAAGCAAATGAAGCAAACTGGCAATCTCGGTGGAGATAAGGGTCTTGCTCCTGGCGATGCAGAGCTTAAGGCAAAGTTGAGCAGAGCTGCCATTCAAGAAAGAGCTATGAAGAGAATGGCTTATATGCAAGGCGGATCTGAAGGTAGAGAGCCTAATACTTTTAAAGAAGAAAAGTATACATTTGATAATGACAAGCAAATGAAGCAAACTGGTAATCTTGGCGGAGATAAGGGCCTAGCTCCTGGCGATGCAGAGCTTAAGGCAAAGTTAAGCAGAGCCGCTTTAGCAAGACCTTTATCGAAGACTTCTGCATATAGAGGCCCTAGTCTTTCAACAAAGCTTAAGCTTATTAGAAGAGCATCTGGAGCTTTGGACAAGAAAAACTGCATATTTGAAGTTTTCGCAGGAGGAGACAGAGTTTTTGCAGAAAGAGTTGGAAGAATTTTTGGTCCAGATATTGAAAGCAATTGGGATTGGGTTTCTTCTAAAGAGTATGGGAAAGAAGTCTGCAAAACGGTTAGAGCGGAAGGTTTAAATAAAACCATAAGCATTCTTAAGAATGCTCAAGAGCTACCAGAGATGGAAGAGCCAGAGATGGGAGAAATGGAAGATATGCCTCCTATGATGGAAGATATGGGTGCACCCGAAGGTTCGGAACTTCCAGAAGTTCAAGATCTTGGAGAAGAAAATGATGATGGTCTTGAGCAAGAAGAATCTGAAGAACATGCGTCAACTCAAATTGATGCAAAGATCGTAACAATAGAAGAAATCTTGGCTGAGATGAAAGATTTAGTTCAAGAACTTGAGGCTGATCAGGGTAGAGACGTTACCGTTAATGTTAATACCTTTGGAGATGAGCCTGTAGAGTCCGATGGAGAAATCGAGTCTCTTGCTAGAGATTTAGTTGGCAGAATTAAGACTTCATCGACAGAGTTGGACGAAAGTGCTGACGAAATGGCAATGGTTTCTGAGACTTACGACAATATTGGTAAAATTTCTTCTGCGGACAGAAAAAGATTCACAAAGCTTGCTGGAGAAGCGGTTGATGATTGTAACAGACTAGTCGGAGAGGCAAAAGCTCTTCTTGCTGTCGGGACACAAATCAAAACAGCTATGGCAAGAACAAGAATCAACAAGGTTGCTTCTAAAGACTCAGACGAAGGCGTTCAAGGTCTTATATCTCAGGCTATGGACTTGAGAAAGACAAGAAGAGAAGCTCTTCTTAAGCAAGCAGAGTTAAAATATAGAGCTGCATCTTACGAAGAAGAGAAGGCTGAAGACCACGCTAAAGATCATGCTGAAGACCACGCAGAAGATCACGCTGAAGATTGTGCCGAAGACCACGCTGGAGACAAAGCTGAAGATGCAATGCATCATGAAAAAGAAGCCTCCTATAAGAAAGTAATTTCAGAAAAATTTGAGCAGAAAAAAGTTGCTCAGGAAAGAGAAAATTACAAAATAAAGCTTAGACGAGCTTATGATGTTGCCTTAGAAATGCAAACAAAAGGTTTGATTAGTCAAACTAAAACTGCTTTGGACGATCAGGTAGATAACATTATGGGATTTGACGATAGAGCTTTTGAAAGCTTTAAAAAGAGTATTGGAAATACCAAAAACGTTTCTTATATGAAAGTAGCTTCTGACCTTGGCGGTGTTAACATTGGCCTTAAAGAAACTAATGACTTCGCATCAACTCAAACATCATCAAGAATGAATGCAAACTTGCTTTCAGGAATGTGGGACTACAAGAGGTAATTAATATGTATAGAAAATTTGCAGGCGATGATATCGCTATGAAATTCCAACAGCTTATGAATAAGAAAATTGAAAAGAAGGCTGAATACCACTCTGAGGAAAATCCCGTTGCGGATAATGCCGAAGATCATGGTGATGCTATGATGGATATGGCTAAAGACATTATGGCAACTCAGGTTGACGAAGCTATAGACGATATGGCTATGGACGACATGGCTATGGACGACATGGGTATGGATGATATGGTTATGGATGAGAACTCCAAAGAGGCCAGAATCATGAGAGGCCTCGGAAAGATTGCAGCATCTCTTAAAGCTAAGGGTGAAGTTTTCGCATCTGATGTTGTTGAAGCTACCGCCATATCAATAAACAAAGATCTCAGAAAAGAATCTGCGAAAAAGAACTCTGTTTGCACAGAACTTCAGAAGATAGCAAGAAATATGAGAGTTAGTGGAGATAATGTTGGAGCCGATGCAATTGAGGCCTCTATGATAAGAATTAAAAACACTTAATTCTTATAATCTTTCATTGAAATACTTTGAGTATAATTAAAGGGGTCGGTCTTTTTCTAGGGCGGTCCCTTTTTTATATTAATAAAATTGTAAGTTTGTATTAAGGGAAGCTATGCTAAAAATTATTCACAGTGGAAACTCAATGCCAATATCTCTGCCAGTAGATCCTACTGCAGAGTTCGAACCTGGATGTTTTGCCCAGCTTGGGTTGATAGGTAATGACATAGTCGCAACAGTATCTGATGGAACTGCGCCATTGGGCATAATTGACGACATAAGAACTGTTTCTTTTACAAAGCCGCAAATTGATGAAATAATTTTAGTTTCAGTGACAGCAACTCATACGGATGGAAATGGAGATTTGGTTAACTCTGAAGATGTAACTGGAGTTCTTGAATTTCCAAATGTTAAATCTTCTTCTTTCACCTCTACAGTTTCCGTTGTTTTAAATTCCGTAAACGGAATAATTACCGTTCCTGCAGGGACTCCTCTTAATTACGATTCCGATAACGATGGCATCTTTGATTCTTTCAGGATTATCGTTAATTACATATACCACGTGGCAAATAGGCCTGGAGATGACTCCACACTGGGTAGCGGAAGAATAACGATTCACTATCAAAGAGGCATATATGCCACGGATCAGTTTGATACAACTCAGATTTATCCGATAAATGCAACATTATATGTAAATACTGAAGGCAAGCTTACTTCTAAGTCACCCAGTGATACTCATCCAGGGGTCGCGGTTGTGACTGGACCACCAAGCGCTACAAACTCTACCTTAGAGTTTATGTTATTATAAAAAATGGAGATTACCAATGTCAAAATGGTCAAAAGAAGATGTAAAATTATTTAACAATTCTGAGGTCTTTTCTCAGCTAGAGTCTAATACGATATCAAACATAATGAAGGTTTCTGAAATTATTAAAGAATCTCAGAGCTCTTCACAAAAGGTTGAAAACTTTAAAAAGGTTGTTGAAGATACAAGCAAGTCTGTGCAGGATTTCAAGCAGCAGGTTTCTGATCTTGCCGAAGATGGAGTCGCCGATGAAGTTGTTATAGTCTCTGAGGACGGTGAAGCTGAAGAGTATGAAATTAAAGTAAGATCATCCATGATTTTAGAATTGGAGAAAATGGCTGCAGTAGCTATAGATGATAGTAACTATGCAGACCTGTACAAGATAGAAAGAACTATTCAAGAGATTAAAGATTATGAGTAATCTTAGCTATTTCTACAGGGAGGCTCGAGGAAGAGGCTTTGAGAGGGATCTTAGTGTCGCTGGAAGAAGTGGAGGAGGAGTTCCTGCAGAATATGCAGACCTGTCCAAAATGAACCTTCTAAGCCCTTATACAAGAGGTTTTCTTAGATTTTTAGCAAGAGCAAGCCTTGTTATGAATTTTAAAGCGGTGGGACAGTATTTTTATGTTTTCTCAGAAAGATTTGTAGAAATAAGATCCGATAGAGTTAAAGGTATGTTTGAGCGTGTACTTAAAAAAAATAATGGTCTTTCTAAATTCATGAAAAACGTTAGTCCTAAATCTACAGCTACAGCTACAGATGGTTTTTGGGATGATATAAATACAATGAATGGACTTTCATCAGAAGGTATAAGTCTTTTTGGAAATTCCAATGATTCTAGAGATGGAATGTTAGTTTTGGCTAAGGAGGATCCTGAAAAAGTAGAAGATACAAAGGAAGACTCCGATGAAAAAAACTTTGAGAGTACAAAGAAGCTGATTTCGGAAAGATTAGTTAAGCACTTCTTAAGTACGGGGAATGTGTCGGATGCGGGTCTCACAAAGAATCAGCTATTCTTTGCTTCTCCAGATTTCGTATCTGCTTGGTGCTCAAAATCTATAATGCTTGTGGATTCATATCTGGCTGTAATGTCAGACGAAGATCGTAAGAAAGGCAAGGTTGATACTTTTAAGATTAATCTGAGTGAGTTATTAAAATCTTCTGACGAGTCGGCAAAAGAAAAGGATAAATATTTCGAAGAATTAACGAAAATAAAGAAAGAGGGAGAAGATATGTCTAAAAAAGTAAAGAAATTTTCAAATACTATTAATAAACAAGCAATAATACGTATGGCAGATGATTTTTCTAAAAGTTATTATAAGGACGCCTTAAAGGGTTCTAATGATGATCCACTACTGAAAGAGTTCTATAGTGGAATGAAAGATTTTTACGAGGAAAAACACCCCGTAAATGATTCCAGAACAAAAAAAGACCTTATGGGCTTTTTTTACGAAGGATCTGACATCACATCAGACTCTCATAAAGACGAAGTATATCTTTCAAAGAGTTTGGGCAAAGGTGGTTTGGTTGAAAACGGTCATCAGAGCAAAACTAATCATGTTGACGTTGCTAGAAGTATTCCTTCTGGTAACTTTAGAAACAAATAACAACTAAACTAAATTAATTATGGAGATATAATTATGGCTTTACATATTTTACAGCCAGGTCTTCGCCCTATTGGTCAATTTGACCTAAAAGCAGCACAAACTGTTACGGGTGGAGAAATTGGTGTATTCGAGGCAGATACAAACACTGGGAATTCAACTGAAGATCCAGCTGCTGCTGACGCACTACAAGTAGGACCACTATCTGGTGGTGACAAACTTATGGTCGCACTTGGACAACCAGCACCTGCAGTGCTAGGAACAGGAACGGCATCACAGCTAAGATTCCTTTTGGATGACGGAACTGAAGGTTACGGAACTCTTATGGGTTCTGCGATTGGCGGAACTGCTGGTCTTGGCGTTACATACGGACGAAGTGCATCAGGAGCTGTTGTGGCTATTGGCCCAACCACTCATTTTGCATCAGGAAAAGTAACTTGTTGGCACGCACCTGGCTTGTATGCTATCGACGGGACCGATTTGACTGGAACCGCAGTTAACACTACTCTTTACGCAACTAGCGCTGGTCTATTGTCAGCAGTTGTCTCTGAAGACTCCGTTGCTATCGCTGTTGGTGATATGAACGATGATTCATTGGTTTCTACAACTTTGGCTGCTGCTGGTGAAAGTGCCGCTGCAGAAAAATTCGCTTTTTACTTCTTAGGTCAAAAATAAGGGAGGGTTAATACTATGTCTAATATTTTTAATACAAACGGCGAATTAAACGCCTCAAACGTACAAGATGCTCTTTCTCAGATCGTAAAGTATGCTAGTATCATTGATGAGTTGAATCCTTCAAATTCAGTTCAATCTTCTGCTCCTTCGTTGAATAACGAGCAGAGAGATGAAATGATCAAGCAAGCTTTGATGACTCAAGAAGGAAAAATTGCGTTAGGTCAAGCAATGGCAACTCCTATCCGAAGAAACTTGGACTATCAAGGTGTCGGAAGAAAAGCTCTCGTTGTTGATCCTTTACCGCAAGGTGCATTGCCAGTATACGATAGAGATATCGACGTTGCTGCTGTTGTCATCTCTTCTAACGGTACTGCTCCTGAGTCTCGCGTATTCGGTGACCGTGTTACTGTTCCTGAGTTTGAAATTGTTTCAAACCCTACAGTACGCATTGCTGAAGTTAAGCGAAGACGTTTCAACGTGATTGATCGTGCTCAACAAAAAGCTCGTCAAGAAATTCAAGCGCAAGAAGATGCAAACGTATTTGCAGCTTTGGAATTTGCTGGAACTGCTGAAAACTCTTCAGTTGCTCTTGATCCGATGCAGTCAACTTCAGGAAATCTTTCATCCTCTTCTCAAGCAGGTTCTTTGCAGAAGTCAGGAATGTTGGGTCTGAAGAGAGAGATCGACAGATGGGATCTCGTAACTTCTAAGTACTTCTTGAACATCAATGAGTTTACAGATATTTTGGATTGGGAATCTGCTGGTAACGGTGGTTCTTCTGCAATTGATCCTGTGACTCAGAGAGAAATCATGCAAACTGGTTTGTATGGTCACATGTTCGGAGCTGACATCATTGTTTCTAAGATCGTTCCTGCAGGCTCTGCCTTTGCATGTGCTGATCCTGAGTTTGTTGGTGTTATGCCAGTAAGACAAGACATTGAAGTTCTTCCTGCTGATGAGCCTAAGCAATTAAAGCTTGGCTGGGTTGTTTCTGAGATTGTTGGAATTGGTATCGTAAACCCTCGTGGTGTTGCGACTGGTTCTGTTAGCGCATAATAATCTAATTGAATTATTTGTATAGAAAGGGAGGCTTAGGCCTTCCTTTTTTTTTACACAAACCAGATCTATGTTAATATTTTTTGTAGTATTATGAATAATAATAAATTAAGAAAGCGTCTTCACTATATTAGTGCCAGTGCCGAAAGAAAACGAACAGTCCCTTTCTCATTCTCAAAGAGGGGAAGTAACTTCGTTAAAGATGATGATCACCCAAACGACTCTTTTATTGACTTCTTTGACTATGAAGATGACTTATCTTCAATCACACCTTCCAATGAACTTTTCGTAGAAGACAGGGTTGAGTCTGATTTTGAATTTTTCGAAGAAAAAAACCCAGTTTTGTTTTTCGAAGAAGATGTTGAAAAAATAACACAACCTCGTGGTGTTGTTCTTGAGGAAAAAGAAAGTTCAGATTCTTTTTTGATAATGGAGCCGATTGATGGTGCGGATATTCCTTTTGAAAAAGAAGAAGATAGTGAAAGAGATCGAAACGCTTCGCTTCAAAATAATACGAAGGATGTTGATTTTTCCGAATCTTTTATAGAGATTTCTGATAATTATTGCATATATCATTTGAATAGTGGCAACAGATGTGAGCACGATAAAGAGAATGGCTCTTTGTTTTGCAAAATACACCAACAAATATAAGGTACTAATATGAAAGAAACATATACTACGTCAGATTTGGCATTTGCAGCGTATCTTTTAACCAGTGGTTTAAGATTGATAGTTGCAAAGAGGCTTCCTTCAGGGAAGTATCATTTCGAGTTAGAAGATAAAAATAATAAATGTGAATCTTTAAGACTTGAGTTCGTAAATTCCGAGTTTATGAAGTATGACAATAATTTAAAAATGCTTAAAAAGATAATGTATTCCTAGATTTCTATTAATAACTGGAGATAGTATGAGTTCTGTAAAAATTAAAAAGTTAGTTTTATGGTTTAAATCTTTTTTTGGAACGGACATAGTGGTCCAGCCAGAACAAGGTGACGTTATTGAGGATTGTAAGGGCAATAGATCTTTAGTATCTTTTGTCGACGAAGAAGACAAGGTTCTTGTCAATTCAAAAACTGCAGTTTCTCTTAACAGAAGAGGTAGATCGTCAACCGTAATTTCTTTAGATGAAATCGAGTGGCCTCAAGAAGGGTATTTGCTCTATAGAGGAGATAAACTTCTTTATCCTCAAAAAAACTATAAGTTGTGGTTATTAGTTTGGTTAAGCAATAAACTATTAAAAAAATAATAATTTGGAGGCCTCATGGCTATTTTAAAAACAAGAATGACGTTGAAGCAGGTAAGAGCGGAAGACGGTCATATAATTGCGGACAAAGATGGAAATGCATTTTTGGAAGTTGGTGTTGCCAACACATACGTATCTCACCTTAAGATTCAAAACTCTGATGCTGATCAGTCACCTGCAATCATGTCTAAATCGGTAGGACAGGCTACTGTAGACCTTGCATTAATGGCAAAAGGTGAAGGTTATGTAGCAATACTTCCTGACGGAGATTACTCTGCAAAGCTTAAGCTTGCATCTGGTGCGAATAACTCTATGCAAGGTCCTGGATTGTCGGCTCACGCTTCTTCTGAAAACTTTCCTATTGTATTTCCTGATGATTTGCCTGCTTCTGATGCTTTCTTGAAGATTGACAGTGCTGGTCAGTTAGAATTTGCGACTGGTTCTGCATCTTCTTTCAACTTGACTGCAGATACTGGTGCCGCTCAACTCATTGAAGCTGGCGACACTCTGAATCTCATTGGTACTGTTGAAGAAGTAGAAACTTTGGTTTCTGGAACAGATCAGATTAAAATTGGTCTTCCTGCAACAGTTAAGATCGAAACCGCTCTTAAGGTTCCTGCAATTAAAGCGGCCGACGGCGCAGCTGCGATGACGATTGATGATACAACAGGAAAGGTTATTTTCGCTGGTGATATCCAAGTTCAGGGAACGACAACTACTGTTAATTCTCAAAACTTAGTAGTCGCTGACAAAGATATCTTGATTGCTGCTGGTGCAGATGCAGCCAGCTCTAACGGTGCTGGTATTAGAGTTTCTGAAAGTGATTATGCTACCTTGTTGTTTGATAATGCTACAAGCTCTTGGGATTCAAACCTTGATTGGAACTTGGAATCTGGAAAAGTTTACAAGATCAATGATGTTGAAGTCTTGAACGCAAACGGAGCAAAATTCTTAGCTGCTGGTTTGGGTAAAGGTATCGATGTTGATGCTGGTGGACTTCCTGAGTTAGCAATTATTGAAGAAAGAGCTGGCATGGGCAGTACTGCTGGTGGATCAGTAGGTGGAACAACTACAATCAAGGTTGAGGTTGCAAGTGTTCTTTCTGACTATCAAAATCATCACTTTCAAGTATTCCTTAACGGAATTCTTCAGAAGGGTATAGACGAAGGAAGCGCTGCGGGCTTGTTGGCATCTGGTGACGCTGACTATGCATACAACTATGATTCTGGAGCTACAAAGGCTGTATTCTACTTTGCAGATGATATGGTTTCTACAGAAGATTCCATAGCATTCTTTTATGCTGAGTAATTGATGTTTTAGAAAATAATACATTTTTGTAAATTTTCAAGTTCCGCTTTCTATATGGAGGCGGAACTTTTTTATTTGCAATTTTCAATTAATAAAAAAAGTATTATGTAGAATGTCAAGAGAATAATTAAATTATGTCAGTATTTACAAAACTAAAATTTGGTGATGTCGTTGCGTCGGATGGTGAAAAGATCAGAAATAGATCTGGACACACTATGATGGAGCTGAGCATGGAAAGAACCACAAACAGTCATCTTGTTTTTGGGAGCTTCAATATTGAAGATCCTATGATAAGATCTGCAGGCTCGTCTTCCGATGTTGGCATGAGAATAGAGACTAAGGGCAGTTCCTCTTTGACAATATCTTCGAGCAATTATGATGCGAGTATTTTAATAAAAAACCAGTCAGGTTACGGGTTTGGAATAAAGCCTAGCAGTTCCTCTAATCGTGAGTTTTTTTTTATAATGCCTTCAGATTTGCCTTCGGAGCTTAGAAGTATAGGTGTAAATTCAAACGGAGAGCTCGCCTATGTTGATGTTGGAGGTACAATAACCATTTCTAGTCAGACGGTGTCTGCGACGGGACATGTTTCGACTACGGCGATATCTGGGCTTGACTTTAGAGTTTATGAATTTGGAAGGCTAAAAGAGTTTAATAACTATCATCAAGGCTTTTTAAACGGAATACTTCAAAATGGTATAGAGGTAGGCGATAGCTCTGCGCTATTAATTGCATCCTCTCAAGCAGACTACATGTACTCTGAGGATAGATCTTTTTATTTTTACGAAGAGCATATGTCCGATGATGATACAATCACGGCCTATGCGAAGTTCGACGATTAATATGCTAATAATTAGGGTCAAGTATCGATGATAGTGTTTTTAGAAGTAAAGTTAAGTAAAAGTACGGGAGTATAAAATGGCGACAGCAGTTCTAAGCAGATTACCTGTATACGATTCACAAAAAAACAAATATGAGAAAACAGAGAGGGCATTGGACGAGAATGGTAATCTAATATTTGTAGATTCTTTTTTATATACAAATGAAGAGGTAGAGTCCATCAAGAGGAATCTCCCGAAGATGGTCGATTATCAGGGAGAGTTAGGAAAGCTTACATATAGCGTTGGAGAAGTTTTTGTAAACAACTCTCTAAATGTATATTTTAATGGATTAAACGTAACGCCAGACTTATCGTATGTTGGTCCAGATAGTTTCAGTCTAGACAACAATTATATTGAGGTAGTAAACGAAGAAAGTAGAATTTTCGCCACATATTTAATTGAGAGATAGTCTTTAATTATGAAATACGGTATGAAAAATATATGTACATCTATATTAAGGACTTAGTTTAGGTATTAAATATGTCATTAGGAAACTTTAGAAATGGGTCTGTCGTAAGGCTGCCGCTTCATATTATACAGGACGGGGGTATTCCTATAACTGACGCTCAAGATGTTTTTGTCAGAAAGGTAATTTTACCTAACGGTAAAGTAGATGGAAACTTTCCCGTAATAATGAAACTGGCAGATCCTATGTTTGCGATATATTACGTAGATTACAAGCCTTCTGCTGTTGGAAACTACATAGTTATATATTCTTTTGTTGTTGATAGCATAACCTATTCCTCAATCGACACTTTTAATATTTATAATTCCGCAGAATCCTCTTCTGGGTTGGCAGGTGGTTTTGCTAGACCAATGTCTTTTATTAACAGCTAATATTTTGCATTTATCTTAGAATACAAAATTCGGAGAAGCTATGTCTATAAATACTGACAGATCTTATGCAATTCGCGGAAACGTAATTAGGTTAAAAATTCAGTACTTTTCTTCGGGCGGAACAGAGATAGACTCTGACTCCACCCCAGAGATAACAATTATCGATCCTAACGGGAAGACTGTACTTTCGAAAGCCTCAGAAGGGGTTGTTAGGGAGAGTCTGGGTCTTTATTACTACGATTACTCCGTTGATGTTGATGACAATGAGGGTCTATATCAAGACGCGTGGTCAACATCTATTTACGGCTCTCCTTTGCAAAATTACTTTAGTTTCCTGGTTCTAGATCAGGGAGACTTAAATGATGCTGTAGGGAATGAGGGGACTGTAAGGCTGGGGGAAGCGGTAGATTTTGACTTCTCCGACGAAGAATTAAAAGGTGTAAATATTTTATTAAAGTATCTCAAATGTAGGCTTAGATCTAACGGTAGAAAGCCAAAGAGAGATCAGTATGGTGCGTTTGTTACTGATGGTTATGGTGAGATGGTTTATGAGGAGTGCAATGTTTTTTCAGACGAGATTCTTGTGTGCTTTTTGTGCCAGGCATTGTCAGAGTTTAACATGGTTCCGTTTTTCACTTCCTTCTCTTTTGCTGATAATCTAATTCAAACCACATTCTCCTCTCTTTTGGTGGAAGGCGCATATATTGTAGCCTTAGCATCTCAAGCTTTGGTTGAGAAAGGGCGCGACTTTACAATAAGTGATGGGGGGATATCTTATCAGCCGCCTCAGCTTGGTGATTTTTTAGCCTCCCAGTACAACAACTGGCTGAGCACTTATAGGGAAAGACTCAAGTTCATTAAGAATAACATAAGAAGCGGTCCTGTAGGTTTTGGAACATTTACAAATCTAACCTCTGGGTCTCCTGCTGTCAATAGATTGAGACACCTTAGAGCTAGAAAGATAGTTTAAAAGTTCTCTTTAATAGTATGATATTATAACTACTATTAAATTTAAGTAAACTAAGAGGACTTTATGAGAACACCTTCAGAACAGCATGTGAGATATCTTGGTTACGGTAAGCCGTCAACCAAAGAAGAAGTGGATCTAGAAATTATAGGCCTGGAGCAAGCAATCGGTCAAATAAAGTATAATATTGCGGATTTAAAAAGGAAAGCGTACTTGGCTGATAAGGCATCAGAGAAGGGTCTTAAAAGCGTAAATCATCTTTTTGGAGGAAGTCATGAGAATGTTCAAAGTAAAGCTGGGGAAGAAGAAAGAGATAGAGAAGGGAATTGATTTAGTATCTCAAGTCAGAAAGGATTTAAAGAAAAGCGATATAGCTAAAACCATAGCTTCCAAATATGGTCTAGAGGATCAGTTTGAAGACATCATTGACGGTGTTGCTATATATTTTAATGACTTTGCGGAAGATGGCATGTCAGATGGGGTTTCCGCAAGGACTACAGATGGAGTCGTATCTTTAAATAATAAATTAATGGATAATATTGATCATATAATGGAATATGTGGTACATGAGTTTACCCATGTTTGCCAGCATATAGTCAATGAAGGTAGTGCTCCTAAAAAGCATAGCGGAAAATATATAGAAAAGCCTGAAGAATTAGAGGCTTTTCATTATCAAGTTCAGCAGATACAAGAAGATAAGGGTGATGAAGAGTCTTTGCAGTATATAAGAGATCTTCTAGACTACCATAAGATAAAAAATCCTAAGAAAAGAAAAACACTCGAAAGACTTCTTCTTAAGGGGGAATAGGGTGAGTTATTCTGTAGTAAATATAGATCCACCAAACTACTCTAGAGGCGTATCTCTTGATAGTGAGATATTTTTTAAAGTATTAGGGCTCTCTGAGGAGAACATATCTAGCTTGAGCATAATGTCCTCTTCTGAGATTATATTTAAAGATGGATCATTCTCTCCTCAATACGCTGGATCTTATTATACTGAATCTGAAGACGGTATCTTATTTGAGATTGAAAAAACTACAGTTTACTCTAAGGGTGAGAGCTTTGTAATGAAAGTTTTCTATCCTCAAGAGTTAAACTATATATATTCTATAAGATTTCTTTCAGGAAAACCGTATCTTTACTATTCAAATGTTGCAGAAGGTGAGATCGTAAAAAGCAATAAGAAGATTAGATTGGAGTTTGGAGATCATTTTGATACGATAGACCTTGCCTCTCTGAATATAAAAATAAATTCATATCCTATAATAAATGGTGGTGTTACTGATTCCAAGTTCTCACCTTCCACCTCTATAGAGTCTGGAGATTTTTTAAGTTTAACTGTAGATCATCCAGAGTTTTTTAGATCTGGAGATTATAAGCTAGAATACTATATGTCAAACTCTTCCAGTGAGAGCTTGTATGGAAAAATAAATTTTAAAATTGACTTGGCAAGATTTATTCTTCCTTCTTTATTCCCGCAAGCAGCCTTTGAGGGGTTTAATCTTGGACTTGATAGTATGAGAAATACTGGAAATGGTGATGAGGTTTCGATAGTTTGGCATAAGTTTCTATCGAGAATTAATAAGTCTGAAGTTTTCTCTCTAATATATGTAAACGAAGACAGATTATCTCTATTTGACTCTAATCCTAAATATATCGCGATGCCTGGAGCTACATCAGGAAGCATCAGCGGTCTTTCTGCGGGTAAGGCTACCTCTGTCGCAGTAAGAGGCATGGAAACGTTTAAGGGATCATTTGAGCTGTCTGGAATGGAAAGTAACGGTGGAGATCTGTACATCTTTCCAGATGAGATATTATCTTCCGAGACATTACTTGATAACTCTTTTGAGTTGTTTGCGTACTCTACAGACGGATACCCTGCATCTGGCCTTCTGCTGATCGATTCATCGGAAGTTATAAAATATACTCAAAAAACATCTAATAGCTTCATTATAGATTTGAAGGGTCGAGGCCTTAATGGTACAGCGACATCGACTCATCCTTTTGGATCCTCAATAAGGATATTTTTTGAGTGCCAGGATAAGAATACAAATATATCTTCTATAACTCCAGTCTTCCTAAAGAATGGATTGCTTGACAGGCAAGATGATATGGTTGGAGAGGTCGTTACAGATTTTAGTCCAGATGATAAGAGATTTTTTCAAGGATTTGATTATTGCGGATACCATCAGGCAATTCCAAATATGATCATGGAGGGGAAGGATGACTGCGGATCTTATCTCGGAGGAGAGTTCAATAAGCAAAGAGGTTTTAATATTTTTGATAGGGTTCAAAATAGAAACGAAGTGCTTTTGGAGCAGGTTGGAGAGCCTATAATTCTTTTAAAAAGAAAGTGGTCAGGAACGACTTGCGACTGCATAGACCTCAGAAAGCAGCATCCTAGAGACAAAACATGCAACAGGTGTTTTGGAACAGGATTTCTGGGTGGATTTAGCCAGTTTTCTAATCTAAGAAGAGAAGATGAGAGAGTTCTTGTTAGGTTCAAAGAGACGAAGCATGATTTAAACCTATCTACAAACAAGCATTTGAATGTTATTATGGAGCCTCAGTGCTGGACCCTGCCAATACCTTCCATTAGAGATAGAGATGTCATAGTCAGATTTGGCTTTACAGGCGAAGTTGAGTATATGTATGAAGTTTTAGATGTAACGAAAGAACGTTTTATTTATAAGCACTATGGTAGGCAAAACTTAAGTCTGAAAAGACTAGACAAGACAGACACGATGTACACTTTTAATTATTTGGAGTAGAGAAATGAAGTGGATAAAAAACACAAAAGGTAATCCTGACGCAATGTTAACGTTTGCAACTATAAGTTTTTTAGTTGTAACATTTAACATATTACTATCAACCCTTGGTCATTTTGAGCTAAACGAGCTTAAATTTTCTTTCTCCTCAATGGACTCAGGAACGATGACCGCTTATTTGGCTGCAACATTTGGAGCCTACGTCACAAGAAGGTGGACTGATGCAAGACCTGATGCGGAAAATAAAACAGATGCTTAAACCTTTTTCTTATTTGAAAGAAATCATTATCTTTATTTTTGGAATAATTGGATTCTTATTTATAAAAAGCAAGGCTGATAGTTTTAAAGATAAGAAGATAGATAAGATTGATTCTGATAACGACAAAATTGAAGGTAAGAATGATATTCTGAAGCAAGAAATAGAAAGTGTAGATAAAGAGATAAGAGAATCAGATAGAAATATTTCAAACATAAAAAAAGATATATCCAGTATAGAGGAAGAAGGTTCTGAAGAGCCGTTGGGTGACTTTTTCAAAGATAGAGGTTTATAAGTATGACACCATTTCAGTCCATAGTCAAACTTTCGGAGGCTTTGTCTTGCGATATTTTAAAAAAAATGGCGAAAGACGTTAAAGATAGTTCGGCGGATGCCACATTTGTAAACATCAAAGAGATAGAGTCTATACTTGGAAAAGAAAAACTAGATCCTTTGGAACTAGAGTCTATTTCATTAGGAGGCTAATTGTATGATCTTATATGCGTTGATTTTTAATCTATACGGAAGCGAAATCCTGCCCAAAGGAGAGGTCCTTTCTGAGGATAGTTACGTTTTCTCTATAGAAGAGGCGGAAGAGCTTAAGGCTAGAATAATTGAGCTTGAAAAAAAAGAGAAAGAATTAGTTTTATACAAAGATCTCGCGTCTCAATATGAGAAAAAGGATAATCTATATTCTCTTAGTGACGAATATAAGGATAGGTATATGAACAATCTAGTTAAAATTAATCAAAATAATCAATTAATTATTGATACTTATAATAGAAAAGAGAGGTTTTCGCAACTAGAGCGATATTCCTACTTTGCCCTGGGTGCTATTACAGCATACTCTTCCGTATACATAGGTTCTTCGTTGGTAAAATAATGTCAGATTATCCAAACAAAATAGATAGTTCAGTTTCTCTTCCTCTTATTAGAAATAATATAATTGAGGCTGGCGCAGACTCGATTAATAAAATAAGAGAAGCTGTCATAAGCATAGAGAGAGCTTTGGGTAGAAACCCTCAAGGCTCAAAAACCTCTCTTTCAGACAGGTTGAGTGTATCTCTAGATGACCAAGGAGGCTTGAAAGAGTCTGCTTTGACTAATTTAAATATCATAAGCGGTCCAGTTACCAATAGTGACATTTCCTCTACTGCGAGAATTTCAGAGGAGAAGTTGGATTTAGAATACTCAACCTCTTATTTAAAATCTCAGGTTTTAATAATATCTTCTGAGGTGGATAGATTTGCAAAACAGATCTCAGAGACTAAGGCCGCATTAGAGGTTCACGAAAAGTCAAGAAGTGCTCACGATGCAAACACTATAGATGTATCGTCCATTTCTGTTGTAGATACAGTAAATTCAAATATAACCACTTCGAATAATCTTCAAGATTTTTTATCTGATTTTGTTATAAGTCATGTGGGATATAAAGATAGTGCTACATCGACAAAATACTCCCATAAGGCAAGCCAGATAAACATAGATCCAGAAGATATAAAGGGTGTATTATCTTCTGATCTTCAAAATGCAATGATAGAGCTTTCCGATAAAGAAACAGGGTCATACGAGAATATAATTCATAATTATACTGGATCACATTATCCTTCCAGATCCGTTGTTTCGAATAGATATATCCTAGATGAGGTGATCGCTTCAAATATAGAGGTTTCTTTTCCCAGCTTTAATGCCGACTCAGGGCTTAAGGGTTCGGTCGTTACCGTATCCAACAAAGATGAGGTGTATTTAAACGCTGGTGACTTCGTACAAATAGGAAGTGCAAAGTATAGGATTGCGAACTACTCTTTTACTACTGGCAAGAAATTAGATTATGTTTTTGCAGAAGGATTTTATCCTCAGAACGGACAAGTTGTGTCCGTCAGCTTTATAAGAAAGATAAAGGATGATTACAATGAGTTAGGATTAACGATAGTATCTCTGAAAGGCAATTCTTCATCTCTTTATAAAGACATAATTCAAATTATAAATCCAGAGTCCGCAACTATAGTGGCTGAAGACAGACCTTCCTTTTTTGACTTTGCCACATCTAATAGCATTTCTTTTACTACAGAGTCTGGAAGTTATACTTTTACATATCCTGGAACAATAACCGACACAGAGTCTTTGTCTGATTATTTAAATGATTATGCTGTGCTGAACGCAATTCCTCTTATTTTCTTTTCTGATAAAAAGAAGCTTGGAGTTTCTAATTTAATAATAGGAGCGAGCACCTTTATATCTATAGTTGGGTCGACAGATTCAAGCAGGTTAGGTTTAGGCTCTTCCAGCTTTAAATCTAATCCAAGATTAGGAAGAAATATTGTAATTGGCAGAAAAGAATATAAGGGTTTAAATAAACTCGCCGACTCGGTTGCAGTATCAATATCTGGAAACAAGATAATCTCCTCAGGAGATCCGTTCTACTCTATGGGTATAGGAAAAGGTTCTAGCGTTGTTTTGAATAATAAAAGATATATTGTTCAAGAGACAATGAGCGATGGGTCTTTGAGGGTTGATGATTCTTTTACAGTATCTACCTCGACAATAACCTGCTATGACGAAACCCTATCTTTTGATTCTCTCTATGGAGATGTATCATTATCGTCCTCCATAAGCTTTGAAACAAGCATGGTCTCTGTTTACCTATCAGAGGAGATGGTTTTAAACTTCGAAAAAACTTTCGATGCAAGCATACCTTATAGTGGCGGAAAGGCCCTAGTAGGCATAGTTCCAGAAGGATCATTCTTTAAAAATGAAAGCATATCCTACAGCATAGTTCTAGATGAGATTGATGACGCCATATATCTATATTTTTCTGGAAACAAAGAGTATATAAAAGATGGAGAGTATTATAGGTTTGGTGATAATAATTTTAAATTGTCAGTTCTATTCGATGCAGAACTCAGATCTATGCTATCCACATTACCCTCAAAGTCTTTGGATTTGGAAATACGATTTTTAGATTCAAAAAGAAATGATGCGCTAATTATATCTCACCTGGAATATGAGAAGTCTATAGGCTCTATAAATAGAATTCTTTCTAGAAATATAAGCGGATATGTTAATCACGAAGATTTTTCTTCCGACTTGCTTGATAGAGATAAAAGTCTTCTATCCTTAACTCATAATACCAGAGTTTTGTCTGGAATAGAGATATTGTCCGTATCCAGTTTAAAGGGTGTTTTTGAAGTCAATATATCTGATGGAATGATATTATCTGATGGAGATTTTATAACAGTTGAGAGCCAGAATTTGGTATCTAATATCACCGTATCAGAAGGAAGAAGGGTTTACGTTTTCTCAAATGAAAATGGAGTTTTGGATATGATTCAGGCTGGCGCAGACTGCTCCTTCCCATTGAGTATATCCGAGAGCATACCGCTGTTTATTTTGGAGTATTTTGGATCCAAGATATATCATGTGAACATATCAAAATACCATGTTGATCATCATAAATATTCTAGGAATTTCATATCTGTTATTAATGATGGAAGTGGAAACACCTTTTCTCTTAAAGATGCCATATACCTTGCCAAGAAGTATAAAGATGCTTTTGGAATTGATATAGAGGAGATAAGGCTATCTACTGGTAATTTTAATTTTAAATACTTCTCAGAAATAGAAGATGATTTGACATCCGCATGGGGAAATGGCCTCGTTATAGACTATCCGATAAAGATAGTTGGAATGGGTGACGGGACGGTAATCAGTATAGATGCAGGATCTGAGTCTGAGTCAAACAGGGCGGAAAGATTTGGATATATATATGTTATAGGCTCTCTATCCGATGGAACAGAGCTAACCTCCGTACCTGGAGGATCTTATGTTTCCGAAGGAAATGTTTCTTTTGAGAACTTAAAATTTGACAGATGTGGAGTCAGGGCTATAAACTTTGGGCCAGAAGGCGCAATCTCCTACAGCAAGAGCAAGTGTACCTTTAAAAACATAAACTTCTAC